ATCCAATTTAGTACTAAAATTAATCTCAAGGCTCATCTCTAACTCAGGATATTTAAAAATCCTATCTTTTACATGAAATTCAGCAACTCGACCAAAGTTATTCACCTAAAATCACCACCGGAAGCACACTCCTCATAAAATTGTCAAAATTTATTCCTATCTTTTCTGCTTCTCCAGTCTTATCCAAAGGAATAATTCTAATTTTATCAAGGCCATAACTTACTACTGGGGCTAACATATCAACTCCATAGGTAATCTTTTTACCACTTAAAAGAAGTTTCTCATCTTTATATAGATCAAAACTAAAATATTCTTCTTCTTGATTCCAAAAAACCTTAAATTCAAACTCCTGATCTAAGATATCTATTAAAAAATCATCATTCTTTTCTTCTATACCTTCAACATCAATCGGTAGAACATTAAACATCGCTTTATCCACCACCTAATCATAAAATGTCCACGTTTCATTAGACATTGTACTGGAAGTTTCGCTTTCTACTGCAACTTTGACATGTTCGTTGGTGCTTGGTATCTGTACAGTCTTATAATCTCGTTTAGGTGCTTCTTCATTGTTCTTTTGGACTTGCTTGCCTGTAGTATCCTTTCCTAATTTAGTAACTTTATATTTTTCCTTAACTATTCTGATTTGTTGAAGAGATAAGGAGCCTTCAAAACCATCTTTAATCTTTGCATTTCTAGGAATCGATAATGATTTGATGGCCATATTAGAGTAATCAGCAGTCA